CGGGCGGGTGATTCCGGGATGCCGGTCTTCCCCGCGATCCATGCGGCGGGGCGGCCTTGCCCGAAGATCTCTTGTCGGATTTGGCTGGAATAGTAGTTACGCTTCGTCTGCCTCAACGAACTCACCGCCTTTAAGCGTATAAAACGTGTTCGCTTTGATTCGATCTCCGTCGACCAGCTCCGTCTTGACGCAAAGCGGAACCCATATATTGTCCTGATAATCCCATTCGGCAAGAGTAATCCAGCTGCCCTTTGCGGCTTTTGCTTTGGAATTAATGCCAATCGCAGCAACGACAGAATGTTTACCAAAGCTAGAGATCTTAGCGTAGTCACCGGAGCTTGCCATCTTAGCGTAGTCACCGGAGCTTGCCATCTGAGCGTAGTCACCGGAGCTTGCCATCTTAGCGGAGTCACCGGAGCTTGCCATCTTAGCGGAGTCACCGGAGCTTGCCATCTGAGCGGAGTAACCGGAGCTTGCCATCTTAGCGGAGTAACCGGAGCTTGCCATCTGAGCGGAGTAACCGGAGCTTGCCATCTTAGCGTAGCTTTTATCGCTCGCGTCGGATGCTCTCTTGTATTTCTCTAATACGAAATCGACCGCTGCTTTTACCCAATCGCCAAATTGCACGCGGGCGCTGATCTTCAGTTTTGTCGTGCAGTATTTGACGCTGTTTGGGTCTTTCTGCTTTTGCGTTGTCTCGGGCGCCATGTCCTCGACCTGCGAAATCTCCATCATGTTCCCGTCATCGTCGATCAGGTCATGATAAAACATGAGGTCGACGGGATTGTCGCAGTAGTGCATCCCCTTCTCGCAGATCACCGCGTCTGATTCTTCGTAGACCTGCCCGACCTCGTACTTCTTGCCTCGACAGGTTAGGTCTTTGTCATATGCTTTCCATGCCATTTCATTGTTCCTCCTTCAGTTTTTGCGCTTCGTGGGGCGTGCCATCAGTACCGCTCCGGTCTGACTTCAGCCCAGACGGATTCGTCATCCATCTCGAGCTGCGCCCGCTCCTCTGCGACGGCCTCGCTGTCGAATCCGCTAATGACGGAAATGACGCCGCCGGTATTCATGCTTCTCAACACTACTTCAAATCTCATACTCGTCCTCCTCTCTACTGGAATACTACTTTTTAGTTAGTGAATCGGGCACAAAAATATCCTTCATCTCGCACCCGTAGATGCCGCACAGGGCCTTAAATTCGATTGCCGTCGGAAACGTCCGCTCTGCTTCCCATGAGACGAGCGTGGATATCGCCGTTTTAAAGCCCCTCTGCAGCATTGCCTCGCGCACTTCCTCGCGTGTCATCTGTGCATTTACCCGCGCAGCCTTTAAGCTGATTGCCATTTGGTCACCTCCCTTCTCTGTTGCGTTTGCTGTCACCGTGTTGCCGAGACCCATGATACTACCTTTAAGTTAGTGTGTCAATAATGAAAAGTAGTTTACGCGCTAATTTTTAATACACATTCCGTAATTCCTCTGTTATACTCTGGATAAGGGGAGAGATAGGAGAAGGAAATGAAGGATGACGCTTTACGAAAGAATTTCATGCGGCGGCTGAATTACTACCTAACTTCCAACCAACTGACACAAGCAGACCTTGCGCGACATATGGGCGTGTCAACTGCCACAACTGCGAAATGGGCAACCGGCGTAACTATGCCGCGGATGGATAAGATCGTATCGATCGCCCACTTTCTGGGAGTCGAACACGAAGACCTCATAGGCGATGAAGAAAGGAAGCCGGTCGACGACCTGCTGATGAATCGGCTGGGGAACGCGGCGCGCGGCTGCTCTCCGGGGCAGAGCAACCGAGTGATATCTCTTCTGGAATCATTTAAATGCTCTACACAATAAAGGAGGACTAAAAAATGGCACTGTTTAAGACAGCAGAAGAAAAAGCGGCGATCCAGGCACAGAAGGAGCAGGCGCTTCTCGACAAATTTGGTCTCGGCAATCTGTCCGATCCGGAGGACATAAAGAGCCTCCAGAAGATAGCGGGAGAGCTGACCGGCACCGGTATGTCAGAATTCGGGGCGCTCCTCAGCGGAAATGAGAAGGAATTTGCCCGCCTGACCGCCACCTATACCCGAACGATTGTTGAACAGAATTTTATCATGATCAGGCAACTCGATCGCATCTCAAAATTATTGTCGCGTTAACGCACGAATAACGCACGCAAACGCACGAATTAATTCGAGTTAACGCAAATTATCTTTAAGATCTCGTAGTTATTGTTGCGATCGGAGGTTTTTTGATGCCAAAAGCAAAAAAGCAGAAGAACGGGAAGTGGCGCTGTCAGCTCTACCTCGGGGACAAGATCGTTGACGGCAAGCGGAAGCAGGTCATTAAGTCCTTCACGGCCGCCACACGCGAGGAGGCGGAAGATCTCGCCTCGGCCTATAGGATGGAGCATGGCAAGCGTTCCGTGGCGGATATGAGCGTACACGAGGCCATGCGGCGATATATCGAGTCCAAAGGCTCCGTGCTGTCTGAGACGACGCTCCGGTCCTACGAGAGTCAGATGCGTAACTATTACGACACGATCAGTGAGATCCGGATCCGCGACCTGACACAAGAGGACGTGCAGAAGTGGCTCTCGGAGTTTTCCGTGGATCACAGCCGAGCGACCGCAAAGAAGGCCGCGAGCTTCCTAAACTCCGCCCTGCGGATGTTCGGCGCGGGCTTCGACGCCTCGCAGATCACACACAAGGCTGAGGCGCGGAAGGACGTCTATGTGCCAACGACAGACGAGGTGTGGGCGCTCTACGACGCCGCGGACAAGGCCGACGTCAAAAAGGCGATCATGCTCGCAGCGTTCGGCGGCCTGCGGCGGGGCGAGCTGTGCGCCCTGACCATGGAAGACATCGACTTCCAGAAGTGCACCGTCCGAGTCACGAAGGATATGATCTTTACCCGGAACCAAGAATGGGTCATCAAGCAGATCCCGAAGAATGACACGTCCATCCGCACCGTCCATATGCCCGGTTTCGCGCTCTCTGAGCTCCGTACAGGCACGATAAGCATGACCCCCGGCCAGATTACCAATGCGTTCCGAAAGCTCTCTCTCCGCACCTGCGGACGCTCGTGCGGCATCCACACGCTCAGGCACTTTTTCGCCTCACAGCTCCACTATGCCGGCATTCCTCAGCGCACAATCGAGCGGATGGGCGGATGGCGTCCCGGCTCGCCGGTTCTCGCCGCCATCTACCAAAATTCTATCGCCGATCAGGAAGAAGCGCAGGCGCTGGAAGCCGTGAAAGTCTTCTCCGACAGGCACAAAAAAAAGAGCTGTTAGCGCAAAAGTTAGCGCAACAGCCCGTTTTCCTTGAAAAATCAATGCCGGTGGTGGGACTCGAACCCAAGCGTGGCATTTTCGGAAAAATCCAGTAAATACGCGGTTTCCCGAGAAAATCCCGCAAATACAGCAAAATTCGCCGCTAAGATAATGTCGTTTTCGCTACGATGATAGCGTTTTCGATACAATCTTAGCGGCATTTGTTAGCGCATTGTTAGCGCAGTTAGCACGGGGCGCTGATCGTCCCAATTTTCGCCTATAAAAAATTTCAATAAAAAGGCTCCGCCATAGGGGGCGTGCGGAGCCAGTGAGTGAGAAGGACATTATGGAAGTAACCGTTATACGGACATTATAACAAACTCAAACCTTTTTTCCAAGACTTCGCCCCTACTATCCCGTCCGCGGTCAGACCGTGCTTGTGCTGCCATGTCTTCGTCGCGGCCGCCGTCCCTGCCCCGAAGACGCCGTCCGGATCCGCCCCGACGATGACCTGCCAGATACGTACGGCGCGGCCTGTCGCGCCCTCTGAGAGCTCCGGAAGGGATGCGGACACATTAACCCGCACCTCGTCGTTTCCGTCGTCCTGCGGGGCCTCTCCGCGCTTAGGCGCCCTGCTGTTGGCGGTGTACCCGAAGGGATCCGAGTAGGCCGACGGGAAGCAATAAAAGGTGTATGTCGAGCTGTATCGGTTTTTGATGACAGTAACGCCTTTTTTGTATGCCTGCCTGTTAGTCTTGGAAATTTTGTTTCCGTTATTGGTCGCGCTCACGATATCGGAAAAGCAATCATGCTCGTCGATGTAGAGCGGGATGACACGGTTTCCGTTGACCAGCACGTCCTTGACGGCCTCGATCACACGGGCGGAGGCGCTTCCGTGATCCATATAATAGGCGGCCTTGTAGAACCACCCGCCGTTCCGCACGTAGTCGTACAGACTCGAATACTTCTGTCCGTGGAGCTCGTACAGATTCGCCATGAGCGACGCCTCCGCCGGGGCCGCGCTGTTGCCCTGTTCCTGCACGCAGAGCCGGGCGAGCTTAGTCAGTTGCGTGCTCGTGAGCTTATAGCCCTTACCCTTCCACGTCATCGTTCCGTGCCCCTGCGGCATCAACGAGCCCCTCGCCGACGATATAAGCGATCAGCGTGCCCCCGCCCATGATTACCGCCGCGACCTGCGTCTGCACCTCACTTGATGCTCCGAAGGCGATCAGGAGCGGAGTGACGAAGCCGATCACCGCCGCCCAAAATTTCCGCGATGTTAATTTCCTTTTCCAATCCATTACAAAAAATCCCTCCTCTCCAATCTCTCAGAGTAGACCTTTTTGATGTGCTCCACGGTGGCAGATGTCTGGTTGTTGCGGAACTCTGGGTGCGCCGCACAGTACTGATCATAATCAGTGATGTCCGAAAGCACTTGGTCAAAACTGTCCTTTGAGTGCCGCGCATCGCTCTGGAGCTCATCCTCGAAGCGCAGGATCCGCACCCGTTTATTGACGGCATCCCGCCGGTCTTCCTTTTGCTCTAGACCGTCGAGCTTCTTCTCAAGCGCGTCGATCTTCCGCGACAAGTCTCCGGTCATCTTCTTTCCGATCCATCCGAAAAGCGCCGTCCACGGGTCCAATTTAAGCGGCGCGATCTGGATCAATGACAGCAGCAGGCCGAGCGCGATCAGCATGTCCCCCGCGGTGAGTCGGTGATAAAAGTCGAGTAAGTCCATTGGTTTCACCTTCCTCCTTTAAGGAGACGCGAAATAAACTGCGCCTCCCCCGTATACAAAAAAACGAAGTAGTCCGCGAAACATTCCGCGAAGTACTCCGCCCGATTGCCCGATCCCCTGCCGATCTTATGCCACTCCTTCGAGGACGAGTATCTGAGATATTTTCCTGTCCTATTGTCATAAGCATGTCCGAACTCATGGAAGAGCACTGCCTGCATATCATCGTAATCGGCGGTTGAATAAAAATAGATCTCCC